CCGACGTCGCGACGGCGCTGATCTGAAAGAACCCGTTGTTGACGGGGTTGACGAAGCCGTTGGTCTTGATGCGGCGCCCGACCACCAGGAACGGAGTGACATCGACACCAGTCACGGTGATGACGCTGGTCGACGTCCAGGAGACGTTGCCCAGCCAGTGGTCGAAGGTGCAGGGGCGCGTCCAGGTGCCCATCAGGAACGCCTGGAAGAAGTCGTCGAAAGCGCCCGCGCTGTATTCGAAGTTCACGCCGCCGTCGCTCATCATCTCCGTCTGGATGACGGCGGACACCATGCGGTCGGCGCGGATTTCGTTGGACTGGGTGGTGCTCTTCTTGACGTTGAGAGACTCGCTGGTCATGCGGACGAAACGCGCGTTGCCGCTGGCCGGAGTCACGCCCCACTGCGACTCGATGACGTATTGTAGACTAGCGCGATTGGTATCCGAAAACTGCGTCATCGTGACAATCTCCCTGCGGGCGCAAGCGTGGCATCGGACACGCGCGGAATTACGTCACCGTGCCTATCCTGCGTAAGCCAGACTGTCAAGGAAACCGGTGAAATGGCTCAGCTTAGCTGGCAGGTGTGCATGCTACATGCGAGTAGAGAGTGACAATCTGCCCTGACGCGAGTGTCGCATAGGCCTGTAGCCGATAGAGGACACCGGGTAGCATCCCCGTCACCATGATCTGAACGAGCGTTCCTGAGATCAAAGGCCCTCCCGAAATGCGCGAGCTTGGAGAAGCGTCTACGCCGCTCGCCACAGAACACGTCCAGGTAGCTGATGAGATGCTATCGCCAGTAGCGACGTCGTCTGCGAAATTGAGGCCAAGCAAGATGGTCTCGCCAGGATCGATGTCATCCCAGTCTGCACCGACATATGCGTCTGACATTGCGTCCTCCTATAACGTCCGATTTGGTGTGCTACCAGCCAAAACCCGAGATGCTTTTTGTTCAGGACTCAGGTTCCTACCAAGAGAACCTGCCTGTAGAGTCCGCGTCCTGGAAGTGTTAGGCGAAAGATTTCGTTCCCTTATTTCTGCGAGAGAAAGAGCATCGGTTGTCATTTCTCCGACGCGATATGATGACCCCGACGCTTTGAATCTCACGCTCGCAAAACCTGCCGCCGACTCTCCTATCGTAGCGCGCCCAGAAAGGACAAATCCGCTTACCGCGATAAAACCACCGCTTTCGTAAAAGACGCTCGCTTCCGCTTGCAGCGTAGGGCGTGCGATTGTAATTTGCCCCACAGCGTCTAGCGTTTGAACAGCGCTTCCAGAAGAGGTTGGTAATCCTATTGGAATATGCGCAGATACGTTCAGCGTCTGCGATGAAGAACCATGAGATGTGATAGCGCGAACGATACCTCGACCAGTCGCAGCAGAGCCTCCAACAGCTAGACCTACCGCTCCTATACGAGATATAAGGACAGACCCATAACTCCTATCAGTCAGCCCCGCCGATCCTGTGGCTGCGACGGGACCAACATGACGTATGCTTGTAGCGCCTGAAATCTGTCCAGCAATAGACGAACACTGAACGCCACCTACTTTGGAAGAACCGACCGCGTAATCAATCTGCTGCGCGGTTGACGAAGACCTAACTGGAGAGACAGTTCCAACCCCTCCAGCAGAATAGCTACTAGAGCCTGACGCAGAGACAGTCCCAATGCCAACCATGCCAGCGGCATTGAAGAGACCCGCCAGCAGCAAGCTCATCGGTCAGACTCCTACTCGAAGTAGCCGCGTAGTGTGACACTACCTTGAATAACCTGAGAGGCTGTCGCCGTTCCTACAGGCATACGCAGGATGACACCGACGAACTTCGAGGCATCTGTTCTCAGAGGTGTTTCGAACGGGACTTCGATGTCCTTGTCGGCGCACTGTCCGACCGCAGCACCGATCGGAAAATACTGCGAACCGAGAAGGATACGGTTAATGGTAGCCGAACTCAGGTTAGCCGACGACGCTTGCGAATAAGCGGCCCAATGCAGAAGTGTAGGCGTCGTGGCAACAGCGGCTCCTGTATTGTAAGCGGTGATATGAACACCTGTGAGCAAGAATGAATATGGAGCAGGAACCGTGAAAGAGAAGAGGTTGAAATCTATTGCTGCTCCAGCAATAGCAGCGAAACTGAAAAGACCCCCGAGGTTTGTATAGCCAGCCGCCGTGTTCGACAGCGTGGCATTTGACGGTGCAGCGCTATTTACCATATTTGCTGTCTGGGCGAAGGTGGTCGGATTCACCTCTCCGCCGAGGCCTGTTCCAGCTAACGTGTGATTCCATGGCCGATTGGTAGCCAAGTCGAAACTCTCGACCATAATCTCAGAAACATAGAGAGCAGCAGCCGAGGTAGGCGTAGTAGCACCTGTATACAGTCGTGCGAAGGCTGGAATATGCGAGACACCCCAGGTTCTTGCTTGAGAAGCGGGAACAGTAAGTGTCTGGCTCGAAATGATTAAGCCTTGGCTGTAGACGGTGAAAATAGCTTCCTGATCCGTTACGACGACCTCGAAAGTATAATAATTCGAGGAAGACAGTAAACCAGAGATGTCTGTTCCTTGCGTCACATCAGAACCAGCATACTGAACGACAGGGACACAAGTCCCGCTTGCCGTGAAGCGCCAGCAAGCACCATTGGTGATCTGCGCTGTCGAAAAAGATGGGGAACCAAACCCCATTTCAATAACTGCAGTGGCTACGGGGACTGCGCGAGCGCGAAACCTAGCGCGCAAAGGAGCTTGAGGAAAAAGCGGAAATTGCTTGTTGGAGATTATGTTGACGTATCCACCTGGGGAGGCGACAGCCGTTGAGTTGAAGAATATACCAGTCGTGGCGCTTTGCCCATACGTCATGACTGACGTAAACGTCGACCATGCGCTCGTGTTAAGACTTGTTCCATCGACGCCATCACGCAGCCAAAGGTTGTCAAAACCAGCACGGATATTGCCCATCCGATCAAGGCGCAGATCGTTGTAATTTCCCTCGGAAGAACCCCCTACAGGAAGGACTTTTTGGGTTGAGCCTATGACCGCGTTGGGAAGCTGCGAAATCGGATTCCCGGAGGAATCATACAGGACAACACGCTCCGCGTTGCTTCCCGCATCGCCATAGATCGGCGTCCCGTTCTGACCTTGAAGCTGAACTGCCATGTCACACCCATATCCATTGGACATTGAAGGCGCCGTAAGTCCCTTGCGGAGACTTGGCGTAGATCGTAAAGCCGACGCCGGTTACTATCGTGCCAGCGTAGACAGTCACGTCGTCAGCCCAATGCTCATCATCGTTGTGGTCGGCTGACACAGAAGGAACGAGCCAAGCACTGACGAACGAACTTGACTGAATGCCTGCCTGCCCTGTGATGATCGTCTGAGCGTCGGTGCTGCCAGGCGCAGCGCCAAAGTTGACGGTAGAGGCACCAGCCGTTGGCATTAGCTGACGGCAAGCTGCAGAGTGAGAGACAACGAAACGGAGATGGTCGTGGATATTGTCGTGGTGCCGATCAAGATATCGGTTCCTGAGGTGCCCACGGTGAAGTCGCCGATGACGGTCGTCCCGTTGCTTTCATACATGCGAGCGAATGTGACAGTCCCGTTCGCCGCAGGCGTGACACTTGATGCTACGAAACTCGCGGACGCTTGAGCATAGCCTCCTGAAACAGAAGCAGACCCGAATGCCGTGGAGTTGAACGTCCAAGTGACTAAAGCGGTGTTACCTGACAAGGCAGTCTCTGGTGTCGCCGGCTGAGTGCCCGAGTAGAATACGATCGTGCCGCTGTTCGCGAGAGCACAAAGTGCGTTGATGGCTGCATCACCGGATACCTGAGCTAGATTCATGACACACCTCTCCACGCAAAATCGCGCCGTAAGCGCGACTAATCATGCGTAAGCTAGAATGTCAAGCAATCAGCGTGCTGGCTCGTCTCTCCAATATGGAATTCGCATCATGAACCGAGCGAAACCGCTGTCCGCCCCCATGAAGCGGTATTGTGGGACTTTGAAACGGATATAGGCACCATCCGACAGCGTCCAGTCTTGCCTGCGGAACAGGCCCCCCGCGAACTCTGCGACCTTGTCAGCCTGCGCGGTTCCGGTATTGAGTGGAGCGAACACATCCATCTGCACGAAGCCTATGTGGCGATCGACCGCAGTGATGCCCATGCTTGCCGGGATGCTGTTGCCCTCGACGATATGCAGGTTCACCCACATCCCTTCGGGTTGGGTGAAGCGGACATTCATGAACTTGATGGGAACGGCAGGGTAAGACGCAGCGAACGCATTTTGCGTCACCTGCTCGACCTTGACCCTCATCGACTCATAACTCATTACAATGCCCCGGTTTCCAGCAAAGCTAGCGTATATTCAACACCGAGCAGAAACATGCCATTCGGCGAGCGTTGGTTCAGCGGTGGTTCAGGCCACGCACCTTCTTCAAGAGGGCCGATCGTTGGATCGTTGTTGTTCAACCAGAACACTCTGTAAGGGTCGTCGAATTTGATCTTCGCGAGAGATTCGTCGGTGAATTCCTGATTCTCAGAACGTCGAGGTTCAATCCCGAGCGGCATCGAGTTGGTGTGCCCAGGAAAGCCAGTGCCGAGGGCAGGGAGAGCCTCACCTTCAATTGGCTCATCGACGGACCACTGATAGTTGGCTAGGGCCTGACCGCTCCAGACAGGCGTCTTGGACGTGATCTCATACTGCAAGGTGTAGCAGACGTTGCGAACCTTCAGCCGAAAACACTCATCAAACTTCGCCCTTGCGCCAGACAAACCGGCAAGAAAGTCCGCCTTGTTGCTGATGATGCCCATCTCATATCTCGCGCAGATGCACGATGCGAGCCGCGTTGCCTGGCGTGCCAAGCTCGCGTTGGATGCTCCAGGTTTTACCGTTCGCCGTCATGGTGTCCGAAACCGTTGGCTCGACCGGAAGGTCCAAGGTGGAACAGATCATCTTGGCGTCGGTTTCGACAACGATCTTGCTGTCCGTTTCGTCCTGACCGAATTTGCAGATTACAGCCGAGAAGGTATAGGTAGTCGTCACCGCCGTCGAGTTGCCACTGATCGGATCGTAGGCAGGTTCACCGTTGACGTAAGTGTAGACAACAGACGCCGTCAGGTCTCCTGCCACGGTGAGCGCCGTCTTGACAAGCCCTTGCAGGGTTGATGCGAATGCGTTGACCACTATGCCCTCGTGATCTTAGCGAAGTTAGTGCGACCGCTGCCGATCGTGCCCAGGTTCTTCAGGATGTAGCTGATCTCAGCCGGCACAATCGGGAGGGTATAGTCCTGCTTGAACACCAAGGTGATGACGTCGATCTTCATCTCCTTCAAG